CGAAGAAGCGGGCTTGATCAAGGCGGGCAAGATCGATGAAGTATTGAATCGGCGAACCGAACGGATGCAAGCCGATTGGCAAAAGAAGGTGGACGCGGAAAAGGCGCGTGCGCTGAAACTGGAAGCCAAAGCGAACAAGCTCGCAGCGCGGGCAACTTCGGAAGCGATCATCAAAGCCGCCACGAAGGCGGGAGCGCTTCCGGAGGCGGCAGAAGATATCGTGCTTCGTGCGCAAGGCGCAGGATGGACGATCAATGACGAAGGTGAAGTCGTTGCCATGCGCGACAACGAAATCATTTTCGGAAAGGACGGCAAAACCGCATTGACTCCGCTCGAATGGGCCGAGTCGCTGCGCGAAGCCGCTCCGCACCTTTGGCCTAGGGCTCAAGGTTCCAACGCGCCGGGAAATTCCCGCGTGAATGCCCAAGGGGCAGACCTTTCGAATATGTCGCCGGAAGCTCGTTTGACGTATGCACGCTCCCAAGGGGCGGCGCAACGCCATTGATCCGGTACCGATCAATCTTTCCCAAGAGGATTTGAAATGGCACTGACCCTTGTCGAAGCCGCAAAATTGCAAAGCGGCGACGTGGTGCAGTCCGCCGTCATCGAAATGTTCGCGCAGGAATCCGACATCCTGCGTGTCCTGCCATTCGATGACATCGCGGGCAACGCACTTCGCTACAACATCGAAGCCGCTCTTCCCGGTATCGCGTTCCGTGGCGTGAACGAAGCATTCCCGGAATCCACCGGCGTCATCAATCCCGCAACCGAAGCGCTCGTCATCGCTGGCGGCGACTTGGACGTGGATCGTTTCATCATCCAGACGCAAGGCGCGGGCGTGCGTGCGACACACGAACGCATGAAGGTCAAAGCGCTTGCGGCCGGATGGACGCAAAAATTCCTCAAGGGGGATTCGTCCACGAACCCGCGCGAATTCGACGGTCTGCAAAAGCGGCTCGTCAACGCGCAAGTTCTCCCGGCCGGATTGACCGCAGGCGGTTCGCCGCTGTCGCTGTCAACGCTGGACGAAGCAATCGATGCGGTGGACAACCCGACGCATTTGATGATGTCCAAGGCGTTTCGGCGCAAGTTCACCATCGCCGCGCGCACGACGAGCGTCGCCGGGAACCTGACGTGGACGGCGGACGCATTCGGTCGCCGCGTCGCGAATTACAACGATCTGCCGATTCTCGTCGCATACGGTGCGAACGGCGGCGACGACATCCTCGCGTTCGATGAAGCGACGGCATCGGGTCCGGCGACGGGAACGTCGCTGTATGTCCTGAGCATCGGCGCCGGGCGCCTGCAAGGCATCCAGAACGGCGGCATGAACGTGCGCGACATGGGCGAACTGCAATCGGCGCCGGTCTATCGCACGCGCGTCGAATGGTACACCGGCATTCTGCTGCAACATGCGCGCGCCGCTGCGCGTGTGCGCTACATCGCAAACAGTCCGATCGTCGCGTAAGCGCAGACCGGCAACACTCAAGGGAAATTGAAATGCCCCAACGCACTTACGACAACTTGCTCTTGCTGAAAGACGCAGGCGCAATCGTCGCGGATGGTCCCGCGACGGTGGGCGGACAACCGCGCGTGGTGGATGTCGGCGACGCCGAATTCCCGTGCAATGCGGTTGTCGATACGTCGGCAATCGATACGACTTCGCTGGACGAAACCTATTTCGTCGTCATCCAAGGATGCACGACCATCGGTTTCGCAACCGGCGTGGTGGAACTCGCGCGCATCGCCGTCACGGCGGCGGGTCGCGTGGAAGCTCCCGTGACCAACATGCGCAGCGGCTTGAACTATCGCTACATGCGCGCTTACAACGACGTGGGCGGCACGACGCCATCCATCAATTCCACCGTGTTCCTGTCGAAGCGGTAAGGGAGAAAACCATGTCTCAAAAGATCGGACTTCGCTACACGGGAAGCAACGAGCGCGAAATCGCTCGCCTGAAGGCAACGGACGGCGTGCTGTACGTCGAACCCGTCGATGCGCGCGAAATCCTCGCGACGCCGGGCAACGAATACGAGCCGGACAAGGAATCGGCGAAGTTGCTCGGCGTGTATTTCGAGCCGCGCACGCAAGGGCTTTCGGTGCCGCAACTGCAATCGGGCGACGAGGAATTGCAAACCGGCCTGTCCCACGAAAAGTATGGCCGCTCGCAAGTGGTCAAGGCGGTTCCGGACGGCTTCGCGCCGACGGCAATGCGGCCGATGACGACGACGGGGCGCCCGCTGTCGCTGGATGCCGCGCGCGATCCGAACACCGAAGACGGTCGCGGCGATGCTCGCTTCAGCCAGCAAGACGGACCCGGCGCGCCCGCGTCCGAAGGGCTGACGAAGGACGAACTGAAAGCCGAACTGGATCGGCGCGGCGTGCAGTACGAACGCGACGCGAACAAGGCGGAACTCGCCGACTTGCTCGACAAGCAACCGCCCGAAGCGCGTTAAACCGAATCGGGTTCTCCTAGCGAATCTTTCGTAGAGGCGAAAGAGCTTCCCGCGCCGCGACTCAATCTCAACGCGCGGGCTTTTTGGAAGGGAATTGAAATGCCAAATCGCACACAGCGCGAAACCGATCCGGACGCGCAAGCCATGTCCCGCGTTGCCACTTCGGGCAGCACGCCGCGCGATCCCGAAACCGGCGAAGTGCCGACGAACTCCGACGCGCTCGCCGCCAATCGGCGCGCGCTGCCGGTCGAAGGCGCGGAAGACGGGCCGGTGCAACCCGCTGAAGACATCGGGACCGTCCGCATGGTGAAGGACGGGAACGAACTCGACGTGGGCCTTCGCGACATCGAAGCGCATCGCAAAATGGGCTGGGGCTTCGCCCGGTAAGCGCGATGCTCACGATCTATCCCGCTGCGGGCTACGATTCATTTGTGTCGCTTGCCGATGCAGACGGATATCTGGCCGCAGTGGGGTATGCCGATTGGGCAACGCTTGCCGATGAAACGCGGGAGGCGAATTTGCGTCGCGGGACGCAATACATCTTCGCGAAACGCATTCGTCCGGAGTATCTGTCGCCGCTTCACGGCAACATCCTTGCGGCGACATGCGAAGCGGCCTATCGCATTTCGAAAGGCGTGCTGTATCGCGATCCGCCGACAGGTGGCGCCGTCAAGCAAAAGACGGTGGGACCGATCACAATCGTCTATGACACGCCGCAGAATGATCCGATGGTGAAGGTCATTGATGATTTGCTTTACGGCATGACGTATTCAAGCGGTTACGGACCCGTATTCCTCGAAAGGACGTAAGGCGTGGCGACGTTCGATTATGACGACATCGCCGCGACCGTGACCGATGCGCTCGCCGAATTCGGTCGGCCTATCACGCTCACGCGTGCAGGCGCGGGCGGCGTCTACGATCCCGATACGTCAACCGTCGTTGATGTCGCAGGCGAAGTGCATAGCGCACTCGCACTTCAGGTCCAATTGAATTTCCGCGACCTAGCGGGATCGCTGATCGAAGCGAACGACCGAAGCTTTTTCATTGCGCCGGATTTAGGCGTGACGCCGAAGAGCGGCGATGCGTTGGATTGGCTCGGCGAGCGCTTGACAGTGGTCGCGTGTCAGCCTCTCAATCCTGCGGGCGTGCCGCTTGCATATACCGTCATCGCGCGGGGTTGATATGGCGTTCGCAGAGCAAATCCAACGCTTCGCGCAACGCTCAATCGGGCAAATGGACGCGATTGTTCGCAAAGTCGGGATTGATGTTGCGCGCTCGCTGATCATGAAGTCGCCTGTCGATACGGGCCGCTTCCGTGGCAATTGGATGCTCGGGGTTGGAAGTTTGAATCCCGAAACGCACATGGATATTACCGATCCGTCGGGAAACGGAAGTATCAACCGAATCACGGAAGGAATCTTGCAAGGCGTGCGATCAGGGACCGTTTTTTATCTCTCGAATTCGCTTCCCTACGCGATTCCTTTGGAATACGGACATTCGAAACAGGCGCCGCAAGGCATGGTGCGGTTGACTGTGCTGGAATTCAGATCGTTCCTAGACGGCGCCGTGCAGGCGTCGCGCGAACTGCGACCGTTATGAGCTTCGATGTAGACTTGATTCGACAGGCGTTGGAACGGCATTTGACCGACACGCCGCAATTAGGTTTGCCGATTGCGTATGAAAATGTCCCCTTCACGCGTCCTGCCGATGGCGGGCCGTATGTGGAATCGCGATTGATGTTTTCCACTCCCGATAGTTCGATGATGGGCGACCAATACATCGAACGTGGAATCTATCAATTGACCCTGTGCTATCCCGAAGGGAGAGGCGCGGGCGATTCCGACTCGAAAGCGAAGTTGCTACGACAACGCTTCGCGCGTGGAACAGGCGTCGCTAAGGGCGGCGTAGTGACGACTGTCACGACTGTTCCGGCGTTGGCGGCAAGCTTCAATGCGGACGGGATTTGGCGGGTGCCCGTGTCTGTCTCATGGCAGGCGGAAGTATCCGGGTCTTAGATTCATTTTTGGAGTTGAAACATGGCAATTGCAAAAGGTGCTGCCAAGCAACTTCGTCTGAAGCGACAACCCGCAAAGGGCACTCTCGCTATTCCGACGACGGGCGGGCAAATCGTGCGCCGCCGTACTTCGAATCTGCTGCTCGCGAAAGAGACATACACGACCGAAGACGAACAGACTTCGGCACGTCAAGTCACGTCGCTTCGTCACGGTCCGAAGACGGTCAACGGTTCGCTTTCGGGCAACCTGTCGCCGGGTACGTATGCCGATTATTTCTCGGCGATTCTCATGCGCGATTTCGCGCCGATTGCGGCAGTCGCGGGCGCATCGATCACGGTCGCGGGCGTGGGGCCGACGTACACGATCACGCGCGCTGCGGGCGACTGGCTCGCCGACGGCGCGAAGATCGGACGCGGCGTGCGCCTCACGGCGGGCGCATTCAATGCAGCAAATCTGAACAAGAATTTGCTTGTCATTGGCGCAACCGCAACCGTGCTGACCGTGCTTCCGATGAACAAGTCGGCGATGGTCGCGGAAGGCCCGATTGCTGCGGCAACGGCGACGTTTCCGGGTAGCGTGACGTATGTCCCGACGACGGGCCATACCGACGTTTACTACACGGGCGAAGAGTGGTTTCCGGACGTGCCGCGCTCGCAAGTTTCGTCCGATTTGAAATTCACTGCTGCAACGCTGCGTCTTCCGGGAAGCGGCAATGCGACGGTGGATTTCACGATGCTCGGGCTTGATCAATTCAAGAATCCCGGCGACATCGCCTATTTCGTTGCGCCGCTGGCGGAAACGACATCGGACACGCTCGTCGCCGCGTCTGGCGCGCTGTACGTGGGCGGCACGCTCATGTCCGTCGTCACGGATGCAACCGTGACGTTCGATGCGCGCGGCGCCGTCGGCGATGCCGCTGTCGGGACCGACGTGCGGCCGGATGTTTTCTTGGGCAAAGTCGCCGTGACGGGATCGCTCACGACCTATTTCACGAACGGCACGATTCCCGACAACTTCATCAACGAAGATGAAATCGCGATTGCGCTCGCGCTCACGACGAACAAGACGGGCAACGCCGAATTCATCACGCTCACTATCAACCGGATCAAGCTCACGTCTGCCGACGGCGACGATCCGGAAACCGGCATGAAGCGCACTTTCAATTTTCAAGGGCTCTTCAACAAGGTCGGCGGCGCCGCGCTCTCGACTCTCGCAACGACCGTCGAAATGCAGGATTCGTTGGCGTAAAGTAGTGCGGTGCGCCGCGTGGTAGACGCCTCTGCATACCGCAAGTTTGCAGGGGCGTTATTTCATAAACTATGAAAAGGGAAAGCCTCTATGGAAACCGAAAAACAGGGTATGAAATCCGAAATGGACGTGGATGACGTACTAGCCACGTCGCCGCAGCATCTTCGCAAGAAGGTCGGCATCGCCTTCGATGACGATGGCGCTCCCACTTCGGGATTCGTCATCGTCGGGAAGGATTCGGACGAATACCGCAAGTGCGCGAACGATCTTCGCGCGACCGGCATTCGTCGGCAGGCGAACAAGCGCACGCGCATCGATACGAAGACGGAGGAAGGCGCGTTGGAATTCGCGGAAGTCATCCAACAAAATGAATTCGAACTCGCGTGTTCGGTCATTGTCGATTGGTTCGGCTTCACGCGTAACGGCGAATTGATGGCATTCGACAAGAGCATCGCGCGCCGGATGCTGGAAGCGCGCCAATCGTGGGCGCAGCGCATTTCCGCAGAATTGGAGAACGAAGACGGTTTTTTGAAACTCTCGCCCGCGAATTCTGCGATTTCGCGCGCGCAGAACTCTCTTACTCTCGCAGAGGAAAGGACGGCGTAAGTTATCGGCAAACGCTCATGGACGCGGCACGCTTGGACCCATTGGGCCGCGTGCCTGACGAACTTCTAGACATGCCGGATTGCCCGGCCGGGTTCGAATATCTTTGGCAATGGTTCATAGCGTTGCATAACAAGCGCCAATCCGGATTCGGTGGAGTGTGCCGCTTAGCCGAATCGGAAATTGAAAGTTATTTCAGAAACCGCAAGATCATCCCGCATCCGTGGGAAGTCGAAATGATTGATAGGCTGGATGAAATCGCAATCGAAGTGAAGATGGAAGATCAATCAACCCAAGAGGATTAGCAATGGCAGTAGACATCGCCGAACTTGGGATAAAGATTGACTCCCGCGATACCATCGTCGCGAATCGCGTGCTGCAAGAGCTTGCCGCGCGCGGGAAGGATGCGGAAGCCTCTGCGCAGAACCTAGTTAAAGCGCTCGTCACGAAAGCGGCAACGCTGAAGATGACGGCGCATGAAGTGGAAATGTATAAGATCGCGTTGGCGGGCGCGAACAAAGAGCAACTTGATCTTGCGGCCGGTGCGCAATTCATGATCAAGGCGCACGAAAAGGCGCAGGAACGCGCCAAGATGTATAAGCAAATCGGCGACGACATCGGCACATGGACGAAGCGCGGCGTCGCCGCTGCAACCGTTGCAATCGGCGGTCTGTATCTCGCATGGGAACATGCCGTGGGCGTCATTTCCGATTACAAGGGCGCGGCGGAAAAAGCGGGCATCGTTGATTACTCGTCGCTCGCGACGTTGAAAACCGTTATGGACATGACGGGCAAGTCAACGGATGAATTCGCGAACAATCTGAATACGATGCAGCGTCAATTGGCGCGCGGGAACGATGAATCCAAGGGCGCCGCGCGCGCACTGTCAACCATCGGCCTTAGCATCGAAGAAATCCGCAAGCTTGATCCCGTGTCGCAGTGGAAGGCGATTGCGAAGGGGATGGACGGCGTTGCGGAATCCGGCGGCAAAGTCGCATTGATTCAAGACATCATGGGACGCGGCGGCGCAGAGCAATTAGCCGTCATGAAGAAATATATCGAAGTCGGCGATTCATCCGTGAAGGTGACGAACGATCAGATAGAAGCGGCCGACAACTGGAAAGACGCGGCGGCGCAGAGCCGGTCGCAATTGATGCAACTTATCCAAGTGTCTTCGACGCTTGCGATACCGACTATGACCGCATTGAAAAACGCGTTCATGGAAGTCGGTTTGCAACTGGTGGGCGTGAGCGACAAGAGCGACGCGCTTTCACGCAATCGCGCAATTCAAGACTTCGCCGAAGCGGCGGGCGCGAAGGTCGCATGGCTCGCCGATGTCGTCGTCGGCGCGGTGCGCGAAATCACGAATATCGGAAAGGTGCTTGGATCGCTAGGCGCCGCAGCGGGCGCGTTCCTGTCAATCGACTTGACCGATCAGAATTCAATCGCAGCGGGCGGCAGGGCGATTCGGCAAATCTGGCAGGATGTCAACGCCGATATCGTCAAGTCGCGCGAGGGAAAGACAATCTCGCAAACGTATAAAGAGCAACTTGACAAGATCAAGAGCGATGTCGAAACGACGAAGAAGACGACGCCGAAGCTTGACGTTTCGACATACACGACGCGCGATGCAAAGCCGGACAAGGCGGCGATTCAAGCGGAAAACGAATACCAAAAACTGATCAAGTCGATTCAGGAAAAGATCGACGCGCAGAATCTCGAAATCACAATGGGTCGCAAACTGACTGCGGCCGAAGCCGAACAATCGAAGGTCGAAACGGATTTGAATTCGACGCGTTCGAAGCTCAATGAAGCGCAAAAGGAAAGCGTCCGCGCGAAGCTCGCGGAAAACATCCAGACCGAAAAGAACCTGAAGCAACACAATCTGGAACTGAAAAGCCTTATGGAAATCGCGCACTGGCGCGAGGAAACGAATAAGGAAATCAATGATGCGACCGTGAAGTCGAGCGAGCATTTCGAGCAAATGGAAATGGCGCAGGCAAGCACGCTGCAAAGCATCAAGGATCAATCCGAAATATTGGACAAGGAAGCATCGCTTATCGGCGCGACGAATACGCAACGTCAGCAAGCGCTCGCGATTCAAAAAGCGATGATGGAATACACGCGCGAGGAAGACGACATCAGCCACGATCTGAGCTTGTCAGTCGTCGCGCGCGCAGCGGCGATTCAGAAAGCGGCTGAGATTCGGGATAAGCAAATCGAATTGGCGAACAAGGATGCCGCCGTTTCGCAGGCGCGCGAATCCTTCGACACAATCGGCGGGTACGCGAAAGACTTGTGGGATATCGTTTGGAGCGATGGCCGCGACGCATTCAAGAAGGTCGGCGACTACGCGAAGCGGGCCATCGGGAATGCGCTCGGAAGTCTGTTCCAACACGCGATCACGATCAACATTCAGGGCATGTTGGGCGGCGGCTCGGGAGCGGGCGGCGCGGCCGGTGCGATGGCGGGCGCCGGAAGCTCCATTTCGGGCATCAGCGGGCTTTCGAGCCTCGCGGGGTTGGTAGGTGGCGGGAGCTTCACAGGGGGCCTTGCTGCGGGCGCTGGATGGCTCACCGGCACGACTTCAATCGGAAGCGCCGTGGGCGCGGGCGGTGCGCTGGTAGCCGGTGGCGAAGTCGCGGCCGGGATCGGCATGATTGCGGGCGCACTCGGGCCTATCGCGCTTGGCGTTTACGCGCTGTATTCTTTATTTTCGGGAAAGCGCGGCGGGCCGAAGCAAGGCGGCGCGTTCGGGCCGAATGTGTCCATCGGGCATACCGACACGCAAAATGATCAGCTAACGCAGCAAGCGAATGCGTCGCTGAAAAATATGGATTCGGTATTCCAAAGCGTATCCCGCGCGCTCGGCGGCAACGGTGCGGGAGTGCAATTCGGGATGGGTCTTTCCACCGATCCGCAAGGCACGGCGCCATCCTTTGTCGAAATGAGTGCGTCGCGCAATGGTCAGCGCATCGCCGGGAATATGAATACGAACGTCGGTCGCACGGCGGAGGAATTGACGAAGGCGATTGCGAGCCAATCCGCCGACGTGATGATCGAAGCGCTTCGGCAATCGGGAATTGATCAACAGTATTTCGCATACTTCGACAAGATCAGCGCGGGCCTAGAAGGTGACGCGAAGCTAGCCGCATTCGACACGCTAATTCAAATGGCGAACCTGACGAATGCAATCAAGGATGCTGATAACGTCTTCGGCGCGTTCGCATCAACGACCATTGACGTAAAGGGACGCGTCGCAGACTTCGCGGGCGGGATTCAAAATTTGTCGGCGGGCTTGACTGCATACATGCAGATGCTTCCCGAATCGGCGCGCCGTCAAGCGCAAGTCAATTCGATCACGCGCACGCTCAATGCAGCCGGGATCAATTTGACCGCTGCACAAGTGGGCATCATGGATCGCGTCGCGTTCATTCAGGAAGTGAACGACATGCAAACGCGCATGGCCGCGAATCCCGCAGACGAGGCGGCGCAAAAGGCATTCGCCGGGCTCATGAGCGTCGCGTCTACGTTCGCGTCCATCACGGAAAACGCCGACGAATCGCAACGGCATATTGTCACTCTGACCGAAGCACAAGACGCATTGAATTCGGCATATACCGATCAATTGAAAGTCTTGCAGGACGCGAAAGCGGGTTGGGATACGCTCGCGAAATCGATGCGCTCGGCGCAAAACAATCTCAAGCTTAACGCGAATCTTTCGATCCTGTCGCCGCAGCAACGGTACGAAGAAGCCGTGCAGCAATTCAACGTGACGAAGCAAGCCGCGCTTGCGGGCGACGAAAAGGCGCAACAGCAATTGGAAGGCGCCGGAAACACGCTGCTCGAAATGTCCCGGTCGTTTTTCTCTTCGGGATCGCAATATCAAAACGACTTCGCGCGCGTGATGGACGCATTTCAAGCGGTCGAAGGCTATGCGACGGGCCGCGTGTCGGTCATGGACGATCAAATTCAATTGCTCAATGAGCAAGTGAACGGATTGACCGACATCAAAGACGAAGTGCATAACGTTTATGACGCAATCGTGACGCTGCAACGCGTGAAGGCGGGCGACGTGGTAGTCCAAGGCACGCCGCTTGCCGTGGGCATGGCGCGCGTGCCATTCGACAAGTTCCCGGCACTGCTACACGCGGACGAAGCCGTGCTTTC